ATGACCGGCAATAATATTGTTCTTTTCCGTGAACGCCTGACTGCACTGGTGCGTTCATTACAGATTGCGCCTGACGTTGCCGAAAATCAGGTACTGGACCGGATGGCGCTCTGCTTTCGCAAGTTGCTGAATTTTTTCGCTGAAAACAATGAACTGACGCAGCAGGTGTTTTTGCTGCCACCTCTGGCGCAAGAAACACAGCGTTTGCTGATCAACCTGATGGCAGAAAACCTCGTGCAAAATCAGCAAAGCAAACTTTTCCGCAAAGAAATTTCTGCCGTCATGCTCGCGCAATGTTTTACCGGCATGCTGGTACAATTCGCGCAAGATCCCGCTGATCCGGCATTACGTCATCAGCAAAGTCTGGCCTGTGCAAAACTGTTCTGCGAAGGCGTTTGGCTGCGGGAGTTATAGTTCAAAACTTCATAAAGAAAGCAAAAATGGTTGGTTCAGTTTGCCGTTCATAAAAGGTTTACTACGTTCATTCCCGCGGCAGGCATCGTTTGCCACGATTTTGAAACCAGCGTTAAAGAAAGCTTTGATTTTAAAGCTGCGATTAACCGGAGGCCTGTATGTCAATCACTGTACACACTGCTGAGCGCCGTTCGCTATGGCAACGTATCACGCACCGCAAGGTCAGTCATCCACCAGCGGAGAGGGCGCAGGATACATCCCGTCTGCTGGAAAGCTTTCTCGCCACAGGCTGTCTTTACGGTATTGATGTGGGGAACAGTGATCCGGCCTGGTTTCGCCGCTCCTGATCGTTATATCCGTTTATTGCGGTTCAGTTACTGGAACGAGCTGTGCCATGAGAGAAGCCTTCTCCTGAAATTATGTGCTGTACCCTGAATAGCCGGTGTTTCCGCTGCGGATAACGCAACCGTGATATCTGTTATTCAGGTTGTTGTGGAAAGTCTCTCTGACCTCGTCGTAGAAATTTTAGTTCTCTCTCATTTGTTGAGCCCATAACTTTCGCCGGTTATGGGTTTTTTTATGCAAAAAAAAGCCCCGCAGTCAGGCGGGGCGACATACTAACGCCGTTAACAGGGGTAAAACGGCGACTAAAAAGAATATAAGTAAAACCAAGGAAGGGTAAATAGGATTGCAGTGATGATTCCACAACCCGGAAATAAAGTACCACAGAAAAATATATAATTATAAATACATATTTTATATGAAATTAACTATAACATTCATTCGAAATATTGATAATACCGACAGAAATAATTAGTAATAAATAATAAAATTAAAACCGATAATTTATCTACAGAACCACGGAACTCTGCAGGTAATATTAATACGAGTCTAACTCATTGAAAATATATATATAATAAATTCAAGTATCCAATTAAATGATAAAGGAATACATCATGAAATTAAAAGCATTGGCACTTATTATCCCGGCATTACTGGTTGCAGGCGCAGCTCATTCCGCAGAAATATATAATAAAGACGGCAATAAACTGGACCTGTATGGCAAAGTTGATGCACGTCACCAATTTTCAGATGATGCAGGTCAGGACGGCGACGTAACGTATGTTCGTGTAGGCTTTAAAGGTGAAACCCAAATTACCGATCAACTGACCGGTTACGGCCAGTGGGAATACAACGTCCAGGCTAATAATTCTGAAAATACAGGTACATCAGGCAACGCCACCCGTCTGGGCTTTGCAGGTCTGAAATTCGCTGACTTCGGTTCATTCGATTACGGCCGTAACTACGGCGTTGTGTATGACATTGAAGCCTGGACCGATATGCTGCCAGTGTTCGGCGGCGATACCTACACCTCCTCTGATAACTTTATGGTTGGTCGTACTAATGGCGTTGCGACTTACCGTAATACAGACTTCTTTGGTGAAGTAAAAGGCTGGAACTTTGCACTGCAATATCAGGGTGCGAATGATGGCGATAACAACAGCGAAGACATTAACTATACACCAGCAGGTGAAGGCACGAATAATGGCCGCGACGTTCGTCATCAGAATGGTGATGGCTATGCTCTTTCTACCACTTATGACTTCGGTATGGGTATCAACTGCTAACTGACTATTATTTAAGAGTAAATGCTTATCCCTGCAAAACTCCTGCAAAATTCTTCTGCAAAACGGCATCTTAATTAAACAACAACTTCCTTCCAGTCTTTCCCCCGGTCGTCGTTATACTTCTCCGTCATTTGACTATTTTTATGTCCAAGTAAAACTTGCGTGTTTATTCCTTGCTCTCTAAACAAGCGTTCCGACAATGACCTCTGTTCATGGAATGTTGGAGGATTCTCTCCCTCCCACAGCAGACCACTTTTATCTCGGGCTTCTGCAAATCCTTTTGAGAGTGTGCTTTTAGTTATCTGCCCACCACGGGTGCAGTTTCTTCGTGAACGGTGATGATGCAAGATCCACTGACTCAAAACGGAATCTCGGCATTCTGTTATCACATCCTGAAGAGACAGCCCCAACACCTCACATTTCAAAGAAAGCGGTATAGCTATTTTAGCCCCGGTTTTTTGCTGAACTATATGAAGTTTATCATCCCAGATATCAGTAAATTTCAACTTTGATATATCTCCTATCCGTTGGCCTGTAATTAAGGCCAATAGCATTGCCCTGGGAATATGCACTGGTAACGTTAATGCAGCCGAATAAATGGCTTTCCATTCATCAAATGAAAGTCTCTGTCGTGAAACTTTTGCCCGAGGTTGTTTTGTTGCCTTCGCAGGGTTATAACCAGCCGGAACTTCACCAGCATGCTGAGCTTCTTTGAATACATCACTTAGATTCGAACGCACCATCTGCGCCATCCTTCCCTGACCTTTTTCAATGTAAACATCGAGGATCCCAGCAATATCTCTGGCACCGACTTCCGACAATGGTTTTATCCCGCAATGAGAAATTAATGCTCGTAAAGAAGGTTCCCGCAGTTTCGCAGTATCGAGCTTTATTTCGCCAGCCTTAACCCTTTCTAGCTGAATCGCTCTATATTTATCAACCCATGCATTGGTAGTGATACCTTTATTCACTTCACGGCTAATTTCATTTCTTACTCTCAGAAGATTTGCCATTTTCCTCTGATTGAGTTGCATATTCGCATCTATTGCGATTGCTTTTGCCTCCTCTTCGTTGTCCCCCAAACCGTGGAACTTACCTGTGGCTGGATGCTTGTAACGCCAGTAAACCTTATTGGTTCTGGCGTCCAAGTAGCACGACAGCCCGGGAATATTCACGTTATATTTACGTGGACGTGCCATCTTCGAGAATCCTCATTAAACGTGGATCTATATCCTTGTTGATCACAGGCTTCTCAGCTATCCCAATGAAACGCGCTGATGCTTCAACACGCCAGCACCGCCCAGCTTTAAAGGGCAAGGGGTATATCATTCCATTTTTCGCATACCTCATCAGCGTTGGTCTGCTAGGTATTGGCGCGGAAAACTCTTCGAGAGCCCATTCATCAAGCGTTAATGTTCTCGTCATATATCACTCCACACGTTTAGTTATAACCGGCTGCAACCGGTTTACTGACTGAACCGAAATCGGCCGTAATATTTTCCAGCTCGCCACCAGAGCATTTTCATACCTGGCGACATTGCTGGCGCAAACTCAACTGGAACAAACCACAGATTCAGCATTCTTTTCACAAAAAAACGCCTAACAAAATGCGAACGGGTTGTCTCAGTCATGCAGCATCCGGTTTGAAAGAGGCTTGTTGAATCGCAAGAGCTAAGCGCTGACCGGCAGCCTTCTGAGCTGGAATACTGGCAATCACTGTTGCCCTTTCTTTATCTGTATTCGCGCAAATGCCGCCCCAGTTAGAAATCTCGAAAAAGTTCTCCAGATCAAGAGATGTGCTCTTGGTCACTAACTCTTCGATCAACAACACAACCCCCTGAACCGGGCGATGTTTAATGAGTTCCTGAATTGCGTAGCCAAATGCATTGACCATCACCGCGTGGAACTGGATGTAATCTCGTTTGTATTCAGAGGGTGAAACACAGTGATGAAGATCCTTGATAGCGGTAAGGCTAAGCCACGCTTCCCAGATGTCGTAGATGTCGCCTGTTGAAATTTCCTCCCCCTTACTGACAGAGAATTTTGTCGTCGCATCACTCAATGCCTTAAAGCTGATCCACAACTCGCTTTTGGCCGGAACCACATTGTGCTCAAAGTCCGTTATCAATGAGAACAGTTCGTGAGTTGATAGGAAGGAGACCATGCTTTGGGCGACTGCATCTCTTCCGTTGTAAGCCATATTGATGGCGGCAGACGGTTTAGATACGTTGTTATTTATATCAGAGAAGAACTGCTGCCTTACTTTTAGCGGTAATTTCTGTGTCAGCATCAGCGGAACTGAAATAGAGGTGCTGTGGTCCCGGCAAAAATCCTTAATCCCGGCGGCGCGATGCTGGCCATCAAACAATTTGATTTCTGCATCCATCGGAAATCTTACGATCCCGACGTTGGTGTTTCCGAACGGTTCAAATTCAATATCAGAATCACAGTTACCAACCAGAGGCGGAATAATGAATGCCGTTTTGGTTTCAACTGAATTGACTAAATAGTCATGGAATTTTTTAACCCGTATTTTGTTAATTTCACGCTGAGAACGGTTCAGTGTATGGCCGATATTATCAGAGGCCAATACCCTGGTCAGCGTTCTCCCTGGAATAGTCATCAGCAAAACGTAAGTGTCTCCCTGAAAGCCATATGATGCAGGGAACTCGAAGTAATATTCCATTTGTGTTTTTTCAGTCATGCCTTACTCCAGCTCAGAACATCAGCTCTTCCCAACGGCGCATAAACAAAGCTCTGGCCTGTACTGGGTTGAGGGGTGTGATAAGAATGTCGGTCGGTTTGATGCCTTCCAGAATCGGCCATAAGTTATCGGCATCGACTTCCAGATCTCGGCGTTCTGTCGCCAGCATGATTAGGTCAGCCGTTTTGACCATGGCGCTCATCTCCCGCGGCAGTTCGTACTTCTCGCGGATCAGGCCGTCAATCTGGCGCTCTACGCGGGAATAGTCCGGCAGCATGCGTTTCAGTGGGGCGGGGATATCCTTCATGTACGCTTCGGTGGCGTCGTGCAGCAGTGCTTCGCGCTGGTATTGAGGTGGCACAATCATGCTGCATAGAACAGAGTGCTGAGCCACGCTGTAGAAGTCGGCAATCTGTCCGGCAAAGCGGCATTCATGGGATAGCCCCTGTGCTATGTCACCGATATTGAAGGCCAGCAGATTAGGATTTGAGAAATCCAGATGCTGGCCGGAGAAAGTGGTTAACCAGGTCATAAAATAACTCCACACCTTGAAAGAGAAATAAGCTGCACACTATTTTTAGGTTGATCGAATCCCTTGCCCAGAATGGCAACAAATTCGATTTACTCAGACATAGACAAGGGCGGCCGGTAATGCACAGGGCGTGCTGGGTGGGTGCCAGCGGCCCTTGTCTATGCCTGCGAAAAAATTGGCGGTGGTCATGATCAGAACATTATCTTCGCTCCCCCTGATGTTGGATGGTTGAAGAGTCATGCCACCGCCGAAAGACAGCTACACACAGCAATTATCGAGGTTCCACGTCGATCTGATTGGGCGGCGGGAGTCGAACCCGCAATCGGGTAGGGAACCCGACCATCACCTGATGCTGGCCACAACGGAGAGAGCGCTATCTGGACTGTAGGATTCACCGTCAGTGCTCTTTACGTTATGCACTCATTCAAGAATCTAAACGTCTGCTATACTTATCATTGGAATAAGAAAATTCTTAATAATCTGATTAAGATCATCACTTATCCATGAGTTAAAAATGCCCGATATAAAACTTATCTGCGAAAAATGTAATTCTGAGAGATTCAATGTCACTTCTGACGTCGTATTCTCTGAGACTATCTCCTCCATCGTATGTGCAGTGTGTAAGCATCCAGTTAACGTTCATGAAGTTGTAACCTTCCGCGAAATTCCATATCTGACGCTAGTCCCTGACTTACCGATCCACTAATTCCTAAACATCGGCAAGAACACTTTTCAACTGTGGTCATGAGTGACTTCGGTTGATGAGCTCCTCAACCCCAGTGTTCTTGCCGTTGTATGCCTGGTCACTTCTCCACCTCAGGCGGCGGTGTTATCTTGGTAGTTCTCACACAGCCAAGAAGGAAATGAAGGTGGAAAACGCTTCGACTAATTTAGTCACTTTAGCCCGTAGGATTGAAGCTCTTGAGAACGCATTCACTGTGGCGCTTCATTCCGTTTCAACCGCCTTACCCACAGTAAAGAGCGACGTCATTGAAAATCTAAATCGTCATGCTCAAGCTTATAAAGGTAAGGATCCTGCCGTTGCCTCAGCAACCAAGTTGCTTATTAACCGAATTGAAGCTTTCAATCCGAAGATAAGAGATTAATTTTGGTAATCTCGCCGCCTTGCAAAAAGGCGGCCACTTGGTGTGGATGCTTTTGCAAGATTTCAGAAACAGTTTCTTCAATTAACTCTTCATTCGAAGATCCCGGACCAATAATTTTCGGTTCTTGCTTATCCATCCTGATACCTCATTAAGCTGCTCCCAATGTTCTTGTCGCTGCACATGTTCCCTGTGGATACATTATGTATCTTGCGGGTACATTGTCAAGGCGAAAAAAAACCTGCCAAAGCAGGTTTCGTGACGAATATTTTATTAGGCTCTATAACGCCTTGGTTTTCCTGAGAAAACAACAGTGCCAATTATTGAACAATTACCATCAATTTTGATGTATTGATCTGGCCAACGCTTGTTTAGGGCTTTCAGGTACTTTGCCCCCGCATCTTCTACGAGTCTTTTGAAAGTTGTTTCACCGGAATCAAGTAACAACGCTACCACATCATCACCGTGTACAGGTGCTACCTCTGGATCAACGAAAATCATATCGCCAGGACGATACTCATCGATCATTGAATCGCCAATGACTCGAAGAATGTAGGTCATAGGTCCGCAAGGGACCGGGCAGGGATATGTTTCGGATAAACTCAAATCTACCTCGGAATAACCAATTTCAGTCCAAGCCCCAGCCTGCACCCATGAAATCACCGGCACCATTTGGATGGTGAGTTCGGTGTCAGTGACATCCGGAGCTGAAGTTATATTCGTGGCCTGATGTTCCTTGTCCAACCAACCATCTGGTAGATCAAAGCACTTTTCAATGTGACGAGCCAAATCATCCCCGATTTTTTTCGTAGGATTCTTTCCGATCACTCGGCTGACTTGGGTTGGTTCTCTTTCGATTAGGGCAGCAAAGGAAGAATTTCCCCCGGCACTATCTCTGAGCTTCCTGGCGTTATCCCGCCGGATTTCATTGTTTGTCTTCATACACTCATTAAACTTCGTGTACCTACCGGGTACAAGTGTCTTGCAGGTTCATTTAAATAGTGCATAATGTATCTCGGAGGTACATATGATTAAGAACTATTGGGATGCTTTAACAAAACCAGAGCAAAACGCCCTGGCTAAAAAAGTCGGTAGCAGTAGTGGTTATCTCAGACTGGTTTTCAATGGCTACAAAAAAGCAGGTTTTTCACTTGCTCAACGTCTTGAAGAAGAAACTGCTGGCGCTGTTACCAAAGGTCAATTGCGGCCTGATATCTACGGGAATACTACTTCCCAAACGGCATAAGCATAACTACCGAAGGAAATGAGAAATGGTAGACCTGAAATCAGTAGTTAAAGCGATGTGTAAAGCGTTTTCAGGTGGTCGGTCTGCAATGGCTGGCGCTCTGGGCATGACTGAAACGCAGTTCAACAACAATTTGTACGAAAAGAACGGCTGCCGGTTCTTCGAAATTGCCGAGCTGGAAGCGATGGAAGACATCAGCGGCACTAATCATCTGGCGGATTACTTCGCCCAGCGGCGCGGTGGCTTGTTCGTTGAAATCCCAAATCGCGATGAGTTGGACCACGTTGACCTGTTTATTAAAGGCGTAAAAGTGGCGGCAAAGAGCGGGAAGGTGGATCAGCAAATAAACACGTCTATTGCAGATGACGGCGTGATTGATCAGAACGAGAAGGCCGAGATTATGGCGCTGCATTTCAAGCACTTATCTGCGCGCGATGAGTATGTGAAGTCAGTGGTGGCTTTGCATGAAAGGGTTGACGCCTCAGGAGTGCAGTCCCGAGGCGTCGGCGCATTAAAAACGTGTGTGGAGTAATTAACGCATGAACAGTTTACTCATAAAAGCTGGCGTCCCGCAAATGCGCTGCAAAGCGACTGGCGGCAACAAACAAGCTTTGTCGTACGAAGTGATGGTATCGGGCCACTGGGTACCGTGCAACTACCAGATCGTCCGGTGGTGGGTAGGTTACGTCAGGGTGAGAAGCCGGAAGGTGACTGCATGTCTGAAGAAATCCAAACGCTGGACAGGCACTACAAAGATTGGCGGGGCGTTGTGGTACACGTCGTGGGCTTCGACAGAGCAGGGGATCGAGTCATCTTCATGCGAGCCGGTTACCCGCATGAGTGCGCCCAGCCTACTGAACAATTCCGGCGAAAATTTAAGAGGGTCTTATGAGCGTTAAGTTATCCGCATACGTTTGGGATGGTTGCGCTGCTGCCGGTTTGAAAATATCGGCGGTGGCCATTATGGCGCGCCTCGCTGACTTCAGTTCTGACGAAGGTCTGTGCTGGCCGTCGATCACCACCATTGCCCGCCAGCTTGGTGCAGGTGAAAGCACAGTGCGCACTACGCTGGGCAAACTTGAAGCTGACGGCTGGATCACCAGTACCCAGCGCCGCAAGGGAAACCGCAACACATCGAACATGTATCAGCTGAATATTGCGAAGCTACGGGCTGCTGCTGATGCGTCAGATTCTGACACATCAAAATCTGACGCATCAAATTCTGACCGGTCAAAATCCGACGCATCAAAATTGAACACGAATACCGGTTTTCATCCGCCAGAATCTGGGGGGGATCCGTTAGTAAATTCAAAACAAGATCCATCAGATAATAAAACCTCTTGTCAGCCTGCTGCGCAGACCGACGCCGAAGTCGAAATTACTGATCAAGCCAAACAGGCACTGAAGCACCTGAACCTAATAACCGGTTCACGGTATCAGCCCGCTAATAGCTCACTGGAAAACATGCGTGCCCGTCTCCGTGAAGGCCACACCCTGGAAGAACTGCAACTGGTTATCGAATACAAGCAGGTTCACTGGGGCGACTCTCCAAAAATGGCTGAATATCTGCGCCCGGCAACCCTGTTCCAGCCAGCCAAGTTTGAAGGCTACCTGCTCAGCGCGACCAAATGGGCGAAGAGCGGGCGTCCGGTATGCGTGAACGGAAAATGGACCGCTGAAGGAGGAGTAGAAGTCGATGCGGCTGAGCGCGATGCGGCATACCGCCGGTTCATCAGCGGCGTTGCGGCGACGAAGGCACCGAGTGCGCTGGAAAAAATGGTGTGCACAGAGGCCAGCAAGGCCAGTGTCCGCAGCATGCGCAGTGATTTCGCGATTATGACGTGGGCCAAGATTTGGAAAGACTGCGCGCAGCGCCAGCAGGGAGTGAAAGCATGAGCTATCAACTGATTTATGCAGATCCGGCCTGGCAGTATTCCAACAAAGTAAGCAATGGCGCAGCGGGTGACCATTACAGCACCATGCCAACCGAAGAAATGAAGCGCCTGCCGGTTTGGTCAATTGCTGATGAAAACGCGATTCTTGCGATGTGGTACACCGGAAACTTCGCCTCAGAAGCGGTTGAGCTGGCGCAGGCCTGGGGCTTCAAGGTCAAAACCATGAAAGCTTTTACTTGGGTCAAGCTCTACGAGCAGGCGCGCGGACGTATAGAAAGGGCGCTGGCAGATCAGACCATGCTCGATTTTGAAGATTTTCTTGATGCGCTGAGCACCGAAACGGTGATGAACGGCGGCAATTACACCCGTGGCAATAGCGAAGATGTTCTGATCGCCACACGCGGCGCCGGGCTTGAACGCCTCAGCGCCAGCGTTAAGCAGGTCGTTTACAGCTGCCGTGGCGAACATAGCGAAAAGCCTGCCGAAGTACGCTTCCGTCTTGAAGAGCTTTACGGTCAGGTTTCCCGCATCGAGCTTTTCAGTCGCGGTGAAGCTGCTGGCTGGCATCACTGGGGCAATGAAAACCCGTTCAACGATATCGAGCTGGTACCGGCAACATTCACCACGATCCCCCCGGCGCGTAACTCCCGAGTCAAGGTGTTGGCTGGTCATTATCTGGCTGTTCCTGCTAGCGCATTACAACAAAGCCAGCCGCAAAATATTCCAGAAATTATTCCGGTACCTGAAACCAATAACCGCGTGTGGCCAGCCGAAGTGCATTACCTCTTTGGGCAGGTACCTGAGTCTTCAAACCTCTCCGATCACCTGCAGAATAAACTGCGTCACCACATTAATCGCCTGAAAATGGACGGCCTGCCAACGGCTGAAATCATTAACACCGCTGGCACACTGGCCCGCGCAATGGGAGCAACAGCATGAAAGAAATCATCGTAGACAATTTTGCGGGCGGCGGCGGTGCGAGTACCGGTATTGAAATGGCAACGGGTCGCAGCGTGGATATCGCGATCAACCATGACGAGAACGCCATTGCTATGCACAGCACCAATCACCCTGAAACGTTGCACTACTGCGAATCGGTGTTTGATGTTGACCCTATCGCGGCAACCGCTGGGCGTCCTGTCGGTCTGGCATGGTTCAGCCCGGATTGCCGTCACTTCAGTAAAGCGAAGGGCAGCAAACCGGTTAAAAAAGAAATCCGTGGTCTGGCCTGGATTGTGATCCGCTGGGCACTGGCGAAGCGCCCGCGGGTGATGATGCTGGAGAACGTCGAAGAATTTAAAACGTGGGGTCCGCTGCTGACCGCAGATGACGGCACAGAACATCCGGATCCGGCACGCGCTGGCGAAACATTTGCTGCATTCATCGGCATGCTGACAACCGGCATTGCAGCTGAGCATCCGGCCATCACCGAATGCTGTGAAGTGCTGAACATCGATGAGAACAGCGACGATGTCCGCCGACTGGTTGCCGGGCTTGGCTACGTAGTCGATCACCGCGAATTACGCGCCTGCGACTTCGGTGCGCCGACTATACGCCGCCGGTTCTTCATGGTGATGCGCTGCGACGGTCAACCTGTTGAATGGCCTGCTGCAAGCCACGGGGACCCGAAATCACTGGACGTTCAGAGCGGTAAGCTGGCGCCATACCGAACAGCTGCCGAGTGTATCGACTGGTCAATTCCATGCCCGAGCATTTTCGACCGCAAAAAGCCACTGGCAGAGAACACCCTCAAGCGTATCGCTCGCGGCATCCAGCGCTTCGTGATCGACAACCCGACGCCGTTTATCGTGAAGTGTAATCACACCAGCACTAAAACCAGTTATGACTGCTTCCGTGGCCAGCCGTTGGATGAGCCTCTGCAGACGATCACTAAAACTCATGGTTATGCGGTCGTGGAGCCTAAATTCTCGCCGCACATCACCAAATTCCGCACCGGTGCGACTGGTCAGGAAGTTGATGAACCATTGCCGACGATCACCGCAGGCAGTTCAGAACGCCCGGGCGGAAATGGGCATGCTCTTGGCATGGTTGAAGCGACCCTGTCACCTTTCATTGCAGGCACCGGTGGTTCCGAATATCAGGGCAAACCGCGTGCAACAGATGTTCCGCTTCACACAGTGATGAAAGAATCCCACTCTGCGCTGATCGCTCCGGTTATTGCCCGGATCGGACAAACCGGTTTCGGCGGTGACCGCATGGCGTATGCAGCTGGCAAGCCATTGACCACTGTAACCAGCAAAGCAGAACACCTGTTGGTGGCTCCGGTGATCGCCCGGCAGTTTGGCAACAGTGTTGGGCACGCTGCTGATGAGCCAAACGGCACTATCACGGCGGGCGGTGGCGGCAAAAGTCAGTTATGCACGGCTTTCCTCGCGAAACACTTCGGCGGTAACTACACCGGTGATGGCGCGGCGATGGATGCACCAGCTCACACCGTTACCACCACCGATCATCATGCGCTGGTCACATCCAATCTGATTAAGTTGCGTGGCACCTGCAAAGACGGCCAGCCCGTCACTCAACCAGCCCCAACCATCACTGCCGGCGGCCTGCATATCGGTGAGGTTCGCGCTTTCTTACTCAAGTATTACGGCAACGAAAAAGAAGGCGTCAGCCTGGATGAATCCCTGCACACCGTTACCACTAATGACCGGTTTGGCCTGGTCACGGTCGAGGGCGTGGATTACCAGATCGTTGATATCGGCATGCGCATGCTGCAACCCCATGAGCTTTACGCTGCTCAGGGTTTCCCGAGCTGGTACATCATCGATCAGGACTACCGAGGCAAGAAATACGCCAAGGATAAGCAGGTCGCGCGTTGCGGCAACGCCGTACCACCACCGTTCGCTGAAGCGCTGGTGCGCGCTAACCTGCCGGAAATGTGCGGTGCTGATAAGGAGGTGGCTGCGTGAGCGAATTTCAGAAAATCTGGCTGGCTGCTTATAACGGCTGGCTGACGGCGGTCTCCCCTTCGGGGGAGCTGCATCCCACTGATTATACCGCTGCGCGGGAACATGCTGACGCTGTGCTTAATAGCCTGATCAAGGCGGGGGAGGTTGCATGCAATTGATCCTGCCATTCCCTCCGAGCGTCAACGGTTACTGGCGCTCAACTAAAAAGGGTGTGCTCATCAGCGCGCGCGGGCGGATCTTCCGGTCAAACGCGCTTGCCGCTATTTATCAGCAGTTACGCAGCCGCCCGACGGCACTACTCACCGAACTGGATGTGCATCTGGTTCTGTTCCCACCGACCAGGGCGAAGCGGGATTTAGATAACTTCCAGAAGGCGCTGTTTGATGGCCTTACTCATGCGGGGATCTGGAAGGACGACAGCCAGGTCAAACGCATGACAGTTGAATGGGGAGAGGTAACGAAGGGTGGTAAGGCAGAAATAACGATTACTGATTTCAAAACCGCCGGTGTGCAGCCGGTTTAACGTGTGGAGTGATTATGTCGAACAGTTTGCTGTCAGGAAAAGTGGTAACGATGTCGAGCCGTGAGATTGCTGAGCTGGTGCAAAGTAAGCATAGCGATGTGAAGCGGTCAGCTGAACGGCTCGCAGTTGGTGGAATTTTAAGCGCGCCATTGGCGCACACCCCCTATTTCCATGAACAAAACGGACAGGAGTATCAGGAGTACTGGTTCAATAAACGTGATTCTCTGGTGCTGGTTGCCCGCCTGTCGCCAGAGTTCACCGCCGCGGTAGTGGACCGCTGGCAGGAGCTGGAATTGAAAAACCAGTTGCCCCAGTCATTGCCGGAGGCGTTGCGACTGGCTGCTGATCTGGCCGAAGAAAAGCAGGCGTTGGAATCACAGCTGGCGCTGGCTGCCCCGAAAGTGGAATTCGTTGATCAGTACGTGATGGCTAACGGCTCTATGGGATTCCGCGCGGTCTGCAAATTGCTGCATGCGAAAGAACCGGAATTCCGGATGTTCCTGCTCGAGAAAGACATTGTTTACCGGTTGGAAGGCCAGTTGACGCCAAAGGCCAATCATTTAGAGGCAGGCCGGTTTCAGGTGAAAACCGGTACCAGCCAGCAGAATCAGCATGCGTTTCGCCAGGCCAGATTCACGGCAAAGGGCGTTGAATGGGTTGCCGGGCTGTGGGCTGGTTATCTGCGACAGAAACAGGAGGCCCACGCGTGAGAGCTTTGTTAAAACCGTATCCTCAGCGAGAACTGGGGATCGTGCAGTTCGCGCTGCCAGCGGACATGGTGAAGTTCTTCAGCAGTAAACGCCTGCTGATCACCAATGAACCCGCTGACCTGCATACCGCGCCGGATGGCCTGGTGCCAGCAGAAGCACAATCACTTTCACGGGATCCGCGCCTGTCTGGTTTCCTGTCGTCTCCTGAAGTGATCGGGAAAGTCGGCGGCATGGCGGCGCTGACACTGTGGGTTAAACGCCACCGCGCCTGCGAGTGCCCGGACTACAAAGGCGAATACCATCACCACGAACTGAATCAGGTTATCCGTGGTCGTGGCGTGGTCTGCCTGTGCTGGGCGCATGACAACGAGTTTCACGGCAAAAAGTCGCCGAAACTGGACGCTACCGCGCAGGTGAACGCCGCCGAGTTCGTTACAGAAGCAATCCGGTACCGGTATGGCCTGCCAGATGGACGTCACCTGACCTTGCCAGAATTATGCTGGTGGTCAGTTTCGAAAGGGCTGGTACACCTGCTGCCGGAAGAAGTGGTCTGTGCCGCGCTGGGAATGAAATACAACCCGCCGGGTGGCCAACGTAAAGAGGCTGACGTCAACCCGTGGGAGAAGCAACCCCGCGAAGAACTGGCGAACAATGTCAAACCGGTGCTGGCGCTGGCAATCGATCCGGAAACAAACGAGTCCTACATGCTTCGACCGAAGCGCCGTCGGTACGAAAACACGCAATACACTCAATGGGTAAAGCGCCAGCCATGCGGCGGCTGCGGGAATGGGTCAGATGACCCGCACCACATCACTGGCAATGGATTTAGCGGTATGGCAACAAAAGCGCATGACTTATTTGTGATCCCGCTGTGCAGACGGTGTCACGACTCACTTCATGCGAATACCCCTGCTTGGGAAGAAGAACACGGCACACAGGAATTTCTGGTGCTGAAGACAATAGACCGCGCGCTGGCGATGGGTGTTATCGCTACCGGCAAACAAAAATAAAAGTGTGGAGAGAATAATGCGTGATATTCATGAGACATTAGAGCTTTGGGGAGCATGGGCTGCCAGCGACAATATTGGCGTGGATTTTTCCCCTATTGCCGCAGGCTTTAAGGGCCTCTTGCCACAAAACGCAAAGTCACGATTACAGTGCGATGACGATGAAGGCATCATGATTGATAGCTGCGTCGCACGGCTTAAAAAATACAGGATGGAAGAGTATGAATTGGTAATTTTGCACTACGTATTCAATATTTCGCTAAGGGCGATAGCGAAGAGACGAAAATGTTCAGATGGTACTATCAGAAAGGAAATGCAGACTGCACAAGGTTTTATACTTGGTTGCTGTTGTATGTTAGATATTTAATATTAAACCCGGCTAAAGCCGGGTTATTTCAAGCTGAAAGATAGCGATATGATTGTGGAGGTGTCACATTTTTACCTAATGTGGTAATCGGTAATGGTTCGGAAAATTTTTCCACGCTACCTATCTTAATAGCAAATGCTTTCTGACGACCTTCATAATATAGATCAAAAAATTCTTTTGATATGCCAGCGAATTTTTTCGTTTCCTTCCAAACTAAATCAGGATGGCCAGATAGGATTGATTCCACATGGAATTCACCAACTAATTTCCCGATAGGCATGGTGGCATATATTACGACGGTAGTAATATTTTCATTTTTGAATATACCCTTTCTAAATTCAAAACGCTTACTACCGTCTAGAATTTTTTCGGCAAATTCAGGTTTAATTGATAATAAAACTTTCATCGACTCTACCTAATTCAAGAATTTTGTTAAATTGCGCATCTTTTAACTCAAAATGGTTCCATTGACCTGCTCCCCGTTGATTAATACACCACGATGTTAGTAATGTCTTCATAAGCCACATGAGGACATCCCCATGAAGAAGCGTTTTTCCGACGAACAGATCATCAGTATCCTCCGCGAGGCTGAA